GTATTTTGCCTCTTCAGGAGTCTTATCCCCAGGATCCCCTCCCAGGCCTGTCCATATCGCATTGCTTTCAACTCCCAAGCTTCCAAGATCCAACATTAGTTGCTGCGATTTGTCCACAGCTTCGGGGTCCGATTCGTCGAACCAAACAAAGACTCTCCGGAAAGCAGACAACAACTGGACTTGTGCCCAAGTGTACTTGATACCAAAGGTCGCAACAGCTCCGGGTCCGAGTCTCCAAGCATCGGTTATGCCCTCGACAACAATTACATCCCTCCCTGCGAGATCGAATCCGTACAAAACGTGCTTGTGGTGGATCCGTTCTTTGTGTTTCGGACAAGCTTTGTACTTGAGAGAAGACTTGTTTGTAATATCTCGACCCTGAAAAGATACCAAAACACCCCGAAAAAACACCGGAGCGATAATTCGGTACTTGTAGCGACCTATAGATCCCGTGCCCAATAGGCCCCAAGTCTTGTACAATTGGTCCGGATCGAAGCCCCTATCCCGGAGGTATAGGGTATGCATATTCGCCATTTGCTTTGTCCCTGCTGGCAATTTGACTTCAAGTCCTTTTTCCCGGTTCTCTCTTTGAACTTTGGTCTTGTAATCGGAGTCGCCCCCGTATTGTTTTACGATCTTGTTAGCCGTATACCAAGATACATTGAGAAGAGCACGCACCACTTTCGCAACCGGATGCCCTCCGCATCGGTAGCAAACAAAGTACCCGCTCTTCTCATTGAACCCCAGATGTAGGCCAGGATTCCCGGTGCAAAACGGACAGGGCCGGTTTACCCAGCCCTGTCTCGTATGTTTATGGGAATATGCACCGTCGAAATACTCAAGCCCATTGTCGTCGTAGAACTTGCGAATTTGAAACATTACAGCTCTCTCCGCATCTCCCGGCCTTTGCTTTCAAAGACGTGTTGTGTGAGTCTTTTCGTTACGGTATACAACTCCACGGGGTGTTCTTTGATCTTTGTTTTCAAAACCTCCACCATTTGTCTTGGAGTCATATTCTGTACGAAATGGAAGTATCTGAACATTTCCTTTTCGTTTTTGAACCCGAATCTTTCAGGAAAGAATGGGTATCGATTTCCTCTGGGAGGTCCTTTCACCCCTAATTCTTTCAATTTGAAACGCAAAGACACGGAGCTGACCCCAAGCTTCTTTGCAAGAGATCCCATAGTGTGTTTTCCTCGAAACTTAGACTCTCTGGTAGTTCCGAGTTCCTTTTCCAACATTTCTTTCACACTGTTGTACTTCATAAAGGTTGCCAATTCATCCCAATCAATCATGTAGTCCTTCTCCTTCTCGTCCGCCTCGAGTGATTTCCATTCTCCAGTCTCTCCATAAATTCAACGTCCCGAGGGTCCCACTCTCCGTTGAATTCTTCCACCGTTTCCAAATAGTAGTCTATGCTTGAGAAAAGAGCAGGGGGTTGGTTTAGGTAGGCTAGGGTGATGATTTGTTTCCTTCGATTATAATGTTCCATTACAGCTATCTTGTAGCCTCGTGTAATCCCTTTGAAGGCTACTCGGAAGGGCTTTTGGGAACGCAATAGCTCGCGTGCTCTGCCACGGTCCATTATACCCACCCCTTTCTGACTAAAAATCTCCACAAACGGCTGTCTTTCTGGGGGTTGTTAACCAGAGCGAGAAATTTGGTCCCACACTTCTCACAAGTTCGGTAGTCGGGTCCCGCAACCCCATATATAATCGGTCGGTTGTACCCTTCACCATATTTACAGAATGGACATAAACATTGAATAGTGCTCGTTCCTTCCACTATCCAACCGAGTGGCCTTCTAGTCAATTTAGTCCGAGGCCAATCATGCGGAATTCCCTCTATATAGGCATCCATTAGTTATTTACTCCTTTGTAATTCATTAGTAATTCGGAGAGGGTTGATCTTTGAGCTTGATCCGGGGAGATCCCGTCCAATACCTCGTCTAGGACCTTTCTTTTGCTATCCAACAAAGATAAGATCCTCTCCTCAATAGTCCCTTGAGCTACCAGATAGTAGATATTCACAGAATCGGCTTCTTGACCTATCCGGTGTAGACGATCGGAGGCCTGCTCCAAAGCGCCTGGGGTCCATGGTAGTTCAAGGAACGCGCAGTTAGAAGCAGCCGTCAGGGTGATCCCCTCCCCGGCTGCTTGAATATTGCCTGCAAACAATCGGATCTTAGGGCTTTCCTGAAACAATTCTACAATTCCTTGTCGTTTGTCCTGGGGAACAGACCCGTCTATCTTGACTATCGAACCCCAATACCGGCCTTCCAAAGCTCTTATCACTTTCTTGTGGGTCGCAAAGATAACCAACTTCTCGTCGCAGCCTTCCAGGAAATCGTCTATCCAACGGAAGCATATATCCATTTTCCCTTCTAAGCAGAGTTGTTTCAGGTACTCGATCTTTGCTAAGGCTTGAGCACGTTCTGCTCTTTGAGCCTTGGCCAAGTCGATAGTTTCCAAGTACGATTTGAAATCGTAGTCGGCTTGTTGGTACTCTTCGAAATTGTTGATTTCTACAGGGATGGGGATTCGTTGTTTGTCAGGCAGTTCGGTGAGAACTTCGGATTTCTTACGCCTGAGCATAATCTCCGAGGTTAACAGTTTGAAAAGCTCTTTTTTGTTAGTGGCCCCGGACATATCCCATGCATATCCGTTGTGATGTAAACCACAGAACCTTCGAGCGAACTCCCACGACGACCGGAACAAATCAGGTCGTAACATTTTCAGGACATTAAAGATCTCTATCGGCCTGTTAAGAATGGGAGTGCCTGTTAAGGCGATTATGTGTTTGATCTTTCTGGATAGTCGGAGGACCGCTTTGGTCCTCAAAGCCTTCGCGTTTTTTGTTCGGTGGGCCTCGTCTAAAATCATAACGCTAAAGTCATATTTTAGCAAAGCCTCAGTCCAATAGGTTAGAATGTCGTAGTTGATTATCACCAACGAGTTTCTATCTAATATCGGGTAGGGTTTTTGCCCATACAATATTGTTACCACCGGCCTGTTCATAAAACGTTGAGCTTCTTTCTTCCAGTTCAACTTGATGGAGGCCGGGACGATGATCAGCACCGGTCTCAAACCCTGGTTTCTATGGAGCCACGCTAAAGCTTGGATAGTTTTTCCAAGGCCCATATCGTCTGCTATCAGGGCATTGCCTTTGCGACTCTCGATGAAAGCAACTCCTTGTTTCTGAAACGGGTAGAGTTCGGTCTTGAAACCGCGAAGGTCTATGGAGTCCGGATCTAGATCCCCGGCTCGCTTCACCGATTTCAACCATTCTTTCAAACTCTTCGGAACAAGAAATCCTGCTTTGATAAGCTTGGTAATTCCATCGACGCTTTTGGGAATTTTCCAGTACTTATCCGTTTTGTCCTCGTCTATGAATTCCCTTCCCGGTATATCTCGCAACATCGTTACAAGGTCGGGGTCATAACGGAACATAACTTTCAGGAACCCGTCCGGAAGCTCGTCCACCACTTTGTGTCGTCTTTTAGTGGTGCGTCGGGATTTTCGTTGTACAGCGACCCGTTCTATCCCTCCAAGGTTTGATAATTGTTTGGAGTATTTGTAAAGCTTGGGTCGGATCAATCTGATTTGTTTATCTGACAGCCGCCCCGTTCGCAGATAGAAACCGGCCACACTCGATAGGATCTCGGCATCGACCCCATTGAAACCTACATTGTTTATGTGACGGGTGCTTCCAGTGAGTTGTTCATCGTGAGTTTGGTATTGGTATAGTTTGAGAAGGGCACCGACCGCGTAAGCGGGATCAGATTTTATCAAACTTCTGATTTCGGCAGCGTCCATTAGGCTCCTCTCTATATTGGGCTCCTTGCGAGTTGTTTCAACTCCGCAAAGCATCCCCACACGCGGCGGTATGAGAACTTCTTTTTGGTTAACAATCTCCTGAGTTCCCCACGGACTTCAACAGGGGGTCCCAAAGTGTCTACTTCCTCTATCAAAGTTTTCAAGGCTTCTTTGGCATCTTGAGAGAGGTGGGAGATTGCTTCTTTGAACAGAACCAATCTGAGAGCAGAGGGGGGAGAGCAAGCGTGGGAGTCGTCGAAGGGGAGATATGTGTAGGTGTTTTGCTTCTTAACATAATCTCGTACACCTGTATACAGTTTGTACTTAACTCTTCGAGGCAGAGGCCCTTTGGAAGGGTCCCAAGTAGCAACCGCATTCAGCACTAACATAACCCCATGTTGTTCTAACTCCTTTGTACTCAGCTCCGAGCCAACCGAGAAAGATACCGCGCACTTGTGGATTAGACCTCCGAATCGATCTATCATTTTGTGATCTCCTTTGAAG